GAAAAAGAAATAGCTAATCAATTTAAAGAATATCATAATGCGCTAGAAGGTGGATTTAAAGAACAAGCAGCAGCAAAGCAACAAGCATTACAAAAAATGATGGACCAAAGGCTTGAACTTAAAAATGAATATGCTAATCAATTTAATTCAAATAAAGCTAAAGGTATGGCCGAAGGCGGCGAAGCTATAGACGATGATTTAGAGAGTATTCAAATGTCTGAAGAAGATGCTATGAATGAAATGAATCAATTGGCTCAATCTCCAGAAGTGCAAATGATTGAGCAACTTATTGGAGTGGTTCAACAACTTATAGCGCAAGGTGTAAGTGAAGAAGAAATAAAAATGTTTTTGAAAGAACAAGGTTTGGATGATGAGGATATTGAAGCTTTGTTTCAAATGATTGCTGAATCAGGTATGCAACAAGAGCAAGGCGCAAATATAGACCAACAATTGCAAAGTATAATGTAATTAAATGAACTTCTCGCAGCTAACCGAGACAGAGCTAAAAGAGGCTCTGATGCTCAAAGAAAAGCTAGACGGCTTTGAGACCCAAGATAAATGTCAAAACGATTTTTTGTTCTACGTGGAACATATGTGGCCAGAGTTTATATGTGGCCGTCATCATAAAATATTTGCAGAAAAGTTAAATAAAGTAGCGACAGGAGAAATCAAACGTTTGATTGTAAATATGCCACCTCGTCATACTAAATCAGAATTTGCATCTACTTTTTTCCCCTCTTATATTATGGGTAGAAAGCCCAAAATGAAAATTATGCAAACCACTCATACCGGAGAGTTAGCTGTAAGGTTTGGTCGTAAAGTCAGAAACTTGATGGACCAAAAAGAATATAAAGAAGTGTTCCCAGAAGTAAAGCTACAAGCTGATAACAAATCTGCTGGACGTTGGGAAACCAACAAAGGCGGTGAATACTTTGCTGCTGGTGTTGGCGGTGCTGTTACTGGTAGGGGTGCAGATTTACTTATTATTGATGACCCACATTCAGAGCAAGATGCTATGAGTCCAAATGCTTTAGAGTCTGCTTGGGAATGGTATACATCAGGACCTAGACAGCGTTTACAACCTGGCGGAGCTATTGTTTTAGTTATGACCCGTTGGAGTTCAATAGATTTGACAGCTAAGTTGTTGGAATCGCAAAAAGAAGCTCTTGCTGACCAATGGGAGGTAATTGAGTTTCCAGCAATATTTCCTGAATCAGATAACCCTTTATGGCCTGAATTTTGGCCTAAAGATGAATTATTAAAAGTAAAATCATCTATTCCTGGAATTAAATGGAATGCACAATGGATGCAAAATCCTACTGCTGAAGAAGGAGCAATTATAAAACGTGATTGGTGGCAGCGTTGGAAGCATGACAGCATTCCGCCGGTAAAATATATTATGCAGTCTTACGATACTGCTTTTTCTAAAAACCAAACGGCAGACTTTTCTGCAATATCTACTTGGGGTGTTTTCAAACCAACAGAAGATTCTCCGGATTGTTTAATATTGCTAGATTGTCAAAAGGGAAGGTGGGACTTCCCAGAACTTAAAGAAATAGCTATGCGAGAATATACTTATTGGGAATGCGACATGGTTTTGATAGAAGCTAAAGCATCAGGCACACCTTTGACCCAAGAGTTACGGCGTATGGGAATACCAGTAGTAAATTATTCACCGACAAGAGGCCATGATAAACACTCTCGAATGCACTCAGTTGCGCCAATATTTGAGTCTGAAATGGTTTATGCTCCAATGAAAACTTTTGCAGAAGATATGATAGAAGAATGTGCTTCATTTCCATTTGGAGCTAACGATGATTTATGTGATACTATGACTCAAGCTTTGATGCGTTTTCGTGAGGGAGGTTTTGTTTCTTTAGCAACTGACTATGAGGACCAAGAAAGGCAAAAAGTTTTTAGAACATATTATTAGGATTTAGATATGGTAATAGAAAGACAAGGACCAGAAGATTTAATAGAAACTACCACAACACAAGACGCAGAAGAAGATAGCCAAATTATTGATGTTATTGAGGCTTTGCAAGATGATGAAATTCAAATGCAAGATGATGGCTCTGCTTTATTAGGCCCAGAAGAGATGGAAATGCCTGAAGTAGGTTTTTCTGAAAATTTAGCTGAGGTTGTTTCTGACAAAGAACTTACAAAAATATATTTAGAGTTAATCAGCGGTATAGAAAATGATAAATCGAGTAGAAAAGATTGGGAAAAAACCTATACGGATGGACTTAAATATTTAGGAATGAAGTTTGATGACCACCGCTCAGAGCCTTTTGAAGGTGCTTCTGGTGTCATTCATCCTCTATTAGGAGAATCTGTAACACAATTCCAAGCCCAGGCTTACAAAGAACTTTTACCCGCAGGCGGTCCAGTAAAAACTCAAGTTGTTGGTGCCTATAATGCTGCATCAGAAGAACAAGCACAAAGAGTAAAAGAGTTTATGAATTATCAAATAATTCACGTTATGGAAGAGTATGACGAAGAACTCGACCAAATGTTGTTTTACTTACCTTTAGCTGGTTCAGCTTTTAAAAAAATATATTACGATGAAACTCTTGGAAGAGCTGTATCAAAATTTGTAGCACCTGAAGATTTAATTGTTCCTTACTATACGACTGATTTAGAATCTTGTCCGAGGATTACACATGTTGTAAAAATGCCAGAAAACGAAGTAAAAAAATTACAAGCAATTGGTTTTTATAGAGATGTAGAAATAGATTATGGCGATAATAAACAATATTCGGATGTTGATACAGAAAAAGAAAAATTAGAGGGTATAGAACCTGGTTATGATGATGGTGAAGTTTCTGTTCTATATGAAGTTCATTGCAATCTTGACTTAGAAGGTTTTGAGGATATGGCCGAAGATGGTGAACCAACTGGCGTAAAACTACCTTATATAGTGACTATTGATTCGAATAGTGATTCTATTTTATCAATAAGAAGAAATTATGCAGAAGAAGACCCCATGCGAGTAAAAACAGAATATTTCGTACATTTTAAATTTTTACCTGGACTAGGTTTTTATGGTTTTGGCCTTACGCATATGATTGGAGGTCTATCAAAGGCATCTACATCAATTGTAAGACAGCTAATTGATGCAGGTACTTTAGCAAACTTACCTGCTGGTTTTAAAACTAGGGGTATAAGAATAAGAGACGAAGATGAACCAATACAACCAGGGGAATTTAGAGATGTTGATGCTCCAGCAGGTTCTTTACGTGATGCAATACAACCACTTCCTTTTAAAGAACCAAGTGGAACATTGTTAAATTTATTAGGGCTGTTAGTTCAATCTGGTCAAAGATTTGCATCTATAGCAGATACTAATATAGGTGAGGGTAATTCACAGGCTCCCGTAGGAACAACACTTGCTTTGATGGAAAAATCAAGCAAAGTTTTATCTGCCATACATAAAAGATTACACAATGGTCAGAAAAAAGAATTTAAACTGTTAGCTAATATTTTTGCAGAAAGTTTGCCTCCTGTTTATCCATATAATGTTTCAGGTGGTAACATGCAAATTAAACAGGCTGACTTTGATGACAGAGTAGACATATTTCCTGTAAGTAACCCCGATATATTTTCAACTAGCCAGCGTATTGTTATGGCGCAAGAAATGATGCAGTTAGTTCAATCAAATCCTGAAATACATGGACCAGGAGGAACTTACGAAGCCTATAGAAGAATGTATGCTGCTATTGGAACAGATAATATTGACCAATTACTTATACCACCGCCTGATACTACTCCTAAACCAGTTGAATCAGGTATGGAAAACAGTGCTTTATTAATGGGTGGGCCGGCTCAAGCTTTCCCAGAACAAAATCACGATGCACACATTGCCTCTCACGTTTCATTATTAAACATGGGTCCGGTGCAAATGAATGCTCAAGTACAGGCCAATATTCATTCACATATAATGCAACACTTGCAACTTAAAGCAGATGCTATAGCTCAACAACAAATGCCACAAGAAGCTATGCAACAATATCAACAGTTACAACAACAAGCACAGCAAGCTCCACAATCTGAGGCGACGCAAATGATGATGCAAGCGCAAAATCTGTTAGCGCAATTTAGTTCACCAATAATGACTGAATTAGTGCAGCAATTTACTGAGCAAGTATCAGCACCGCCAGAGGAAGACCCTCTTGTAACAATTAGAAAACAAGAACTAGCTCTCAAAGGGCAACAGCTATCTCAGGAACAAGACCAGTTTGAAGTAAAAGAAAGAATGAGAATGGAAGAAAAACTGCGTCAAGATGATATAGATATGGAAAGAATAAGGGCGCAAAGAGATATTGCAAATTTAAAAGACGATACTACAAGAGATAGAATGGACCAACAAAAACAACTAAAATTAATTGATATTGGTTTAAAACAGATGTAAGGTATCACATATGAAAAATGTAAAAGTAGTAAAAGGAAAGCAAAATTATACTGGTAAAGGCAGCGTGCCTTTCAAAGCTGTAGCAGAAGCTCCAAAAAATCTAAAACATACAACTAAGCCTGGATATGGCAAAGGTAAATGTAGAGGTATGGGCGCTGCTGAGTTTGGCGGTAAATTTTCTGGAATTTATTAATGTCAATTCTGTGGTTGCAAGAGCAACTTACAAAAAGAATTGCTGAAAAAAAAGATGATATTCAAACTGCTATTTTAAATGGCACAAAGGATAACGAGGAATATCACTATCTACGTGGGCGTTACAATTCTCTCGCCGATATAGAGACTGAATTAAGAGAATTGCTAAATAAGGTAGTAGAAAACGATGAGCAAGGTAATAGTTCCTGAACATGTCGCAAGAGCAGTAGAGAAAGACTTACAAAATCAAAAAACAGTAAACACGCCAACAGAAGATGGCGGTCCTACAAAACAAAAAAAACCAGAGTTAGCTGAAAAAGTAGATAATGCTTTTGTTGAAGCTACTGCTAGAGTTTTAGACCCAACATTATTAGATAAATCTTTTTTAGAAAGAATGCCACAACCTTCAGGGTGGAGAATTTTGATATTACCTTATAAGGGTAAAGGTGTTACAGAAGGCGGAATACAGTTAGTAAAAGAGACTGTTGATAGAGAATCTTTAGCTACGGTAGTTTCATATGTAGTCAAAATGGGTCCTATGTGTTATTCAGACAAAAACAAATTTGGAGATACTCCTTGGTGTAAAAAAGGGGATTGGGTATTAATTGGTAGATATGCAGGAGCTAGGTTTAAACTTGGCGATGATGCAGAATGCCGTATTATTAACGATGATGAGGTTATTGCGGTTATTGGAGACCCGGATGATATTGTCAGCGCATAACGTGAGGAGGATAAACTCATGCAAGAAAATATAAAAGAATTAAACGAAGAGGTGGTTGAAGAATCTCCAGATGGTAGTGAGGTTGTTGAATTAGATTCTGAAGAAAGTTCTGAGCAAACTGAAGAAGTGGTTAACGAATCTGAGCCTGAACAAAAAGCAGAAAAAAAAGACGAAGAATTAGATGATTATTCTCAAAGCGTTCAAAAAAGAATTGCAAAGCTTACAAAAAAAATGCGAGAGCAAGAAAGGGCTGCAAATTCAGCTTACGAATATGCACAGTCTTTGCAAGCAGAAAACCAAAAACTAAAAGAAAATAATACTAATGCCAACAAAAATTATTTAAATGAAGCCCAGAATAGATTAAATTCTCAAAGAGCGCAGGCAAATGCAGTTTTAAAAAACGCTTATCAAGAACAAGATTGGGATAAGGTCACTAAAGCACAAGGCATTCTTGACAAAATAACAGTTGAAGAAAGTAGATTGGTTAATTCTCAACCAGTACAAGTAGAACAACCAGCATTCTATCAAAACAACCAAATGACAGCGCAGCCACAAGCTCAACCAAACGAGCAACCCGACCCTGCTGCTGAGGATTGGGCCAATAAAAATGAGTGGTTTGGTGAAGATGAGACTATGACACTAGCTGCTTTTAATATTCATAGAAAATTAGTAGAAGAAGAAGGTTTTGACACTTCCGATACTTCATACTATGATGAGATAGATAAACGTATAAGAGTTGAATTTCCACACAAGTTCTCTGAAGGTGGGGAAGCAAAATCTAACAGTAAAGCGCAACAAAATGTTGCACCTGCTGGAAGAAGCATCAG